AGCCAATATTCCATTATGTCTTTTCTATCTCCATTACTAAAGTAGCTATCAACACAACTTCTATAAGCTACAATCTCTTTATTCTTACAAAGTTCCTCTTGTAACATAATCTTCTATATTTTCTGTTTGTAGGTAGTCATAATATCTTTCTGTGGCAATGTCTAGTTTTCTTCTACCACTATCAATAAATTCTTGTGAACATTTAAAGATACCAACGTCAAGTGTATTTTTATCAACTACAACAAATTCAAAGTCAAATGCTCCAAACAATTCTAAATACAATGCAGCTTGTAGATTATAAGAAAAGTGATGTGCAGACCTTTCAAAGTTTTTTATGTCAGCAGTTGTTTTTAAATCTATTACAACACCATCTTTTAATATATCTGCTTTACCTCTAAATGCTAAATCATTATATGTATCAATTGCTGGTATTTCAAATCTTGCACCCTCCAGTATGTTCTTTACATCAGTTACACTTCTTACTCTTTCTGATATCTTTTTTGCTTTATTATATTCTGAATTAGTAAATACGTTGTGTGAGCCAACTTCTTGTACTGCTAACTTATATTGCTTTGATGCTTTTGTGCCTTCTGTAAATGTTAAGTATTCTACCTTTTGTGGCTCAAGTACCATAAGGTGTATTAATTGCCCATCTCTTAATGCTTGTACATTTGTTTGTTTTTCTGTTAGTGATCTATAATAGGCATAAGGAGAATCTAAAAGTTTCTTTGATGCTGAACTTGATAATGCATTTACACCTAGATACCCATAGTAAAATTCATCATCCATCATCTTACTTAAAATGTCTTTCTTGTCAAATACTTCGTTGTTTAATAGTTTAATTGTTTCCATATTATTTTAGTTTTATTGCTTGTTTTATATTTATCTCTGTTACTTGTTTTTTAACCCACCTTCTGTTTTTAAACTCTGATGTGGCTGGTAATGATTTCTCAAACCATTTTAAATCTACTTTGTTTAAGTTAAATAGATAGATACCTTGTGGTGTACTATTGATGTAAATTGGCACATCAAAATGTTTGTTTGATTCTTTTATTAAAGCATCATATTTAGGCTTTTCAAGTATTAAAGTATCGTAATGTTTCTTTCTGCACTTTAACTCTATTCTGCTTTGCGTTTCAATGTCGTAGCAATCCCATCTTGATATTGGATTTTTACTGTTTACTAATGTCTTGTAATAGTTTTTTGATAACCATTCAAATAAATCTTTTTCTTTCCATTTTAGCATAAACGCAATATAATGTTTATTTGTTATAAATCATAATCGTTGTCTACAAATTCTGGTAAACCATTTTCATTTATTGTAAAACTAAAAGTTTCAAAACCTCTGTTTCTACTTCTTTTACATTCAACAGATATCCACCCTTGATTAACTCCATTCTTTTCTAACTTAATTTGTGTTTCTGCTTTCTTTTCTAAAAAACTACCAAGATGCCCAGTTGGTTTATCAGATCCGTAATTACTATGTATGATTGTAACAATATGACATTGCAGCTCATCTGTCCAACTCATTAACTTTTGTATAGCTTCATTACATTGTTCTAAATTATTTACATCAGCAACTAAATCTGCAACACCATCAATAATAACTAAACCAATATCTTTACCTTCAAGTTTGTCATTTAAGATGTAATCAATAAAATCAACTCTATCTTTATAACTCATTGTTCTTAAAGCATAAGTATAATAATTATCATCATCTGGCATATCATTCATTAGTATTGGTCTACGGAATACTTTTTGACAATGAAACTTTCCTTGCTCTGTATCAAAATGAATTATCTTTCTGCCTTTTCTATGTCCTTTTAATAATCCACTATATTTATTTGAATCACTTTGATATGCTGATACAAGTAAACTAGAAAAAAAAGACTTCATTGATTTTGGTGGTGCTTGTATAAAAGAAAAATTACCATAAGTACCAATTGGTATATGATATTCTACAACATCTCCATTATGATTTATGTCATTGTAAGTGCCACAACTTATTGCAACTGGTGGATATTTAACATCTTCACTAATATCAACATAGGCATCATCCTCCATAAGCTGCATAAACATTCTCTTTGTATCATCATCTTGTGTTTTTGTTTTTTTCGTCATCTATATAATTTTGTATTTTTTTCTTGTAAAATTTACCAAGTATATTATCATTTAAGAATTTATCATTTTCTAAAACGTTTTCGGTAAATTGTAGTTTTGTTTCATAATAACTCATCATTGTCTTGTTGTAGCAAATATATATAATTTCTCTATAACAATTTTCTATTTCCCATTTTTTACTCTCTGAATTACTCCCAGTATATTTCATCCAATTACTTTCAACGTAGTCAACTCGCTTTCTTTTATATCCCTTTAGAGGTGGTCTTGTACGTTTGTTAAGTAATATCTTTTTACCAATGTAAACTTGTTCTGTTCGTCTGTTAAGTATTCTGTAAACAAACCCAACTGCTTCTGATGGTAAATCTTCTCTTGATTTTATTCTTTGTCCTTTATAGTTCCACATAGTCAAAAAAAAAGGAGGCTTTTAAACCTCCCTTATAATTTAAAATGGTAAATCATCTGCTGCAACTGGTGTTGCTTTCTCTGCTTTTGCTTCTGACTTTTGAACAAAAGATTGTAAGTTGTCTGATGCATAGTAAATTTTACCATTGGCAACATATCTTTTCTTTTCTCCATTTTCTCTTTGTTCCTTTGTTTGTGGAATTGTAAAAGAAACATTTTGTCCGTAGTTACCTTCTTCAAAAATAGAAAAGTTTAATTTGAGTTTCTTTAACTCTTTTCCATCTTCTCCTTTCTTTGCAACTAATTCTCTTTTTGCGTTGTAAGTTAAAACGTTTTCAAAATACTGTTTAAGGCTTTTGATTTCATCTAATCTTAATTCAACATCTCCTAATAAATAACTTTTGTTTGCACTCATAATTTTACTTGTTTTTAAATTTATAATCCAGTTGTAATTCCGTTATCAATAACACCTATAATGTGTCTAAATACACTTCTTTCTTGTTCGCCAGTTACATCTACTCCGTTTAAAAGTAGTCTGTAATAGTCTTTCTTGTCTGTTGGTTTTAATTCTATACTATTCATATTATTTAGTTAAAAGTTCTTTTACTTCTTTTGATATTCTGTACTTTTCTTCAACTTTAGAAATGTTACCTCCACCTTTTAAATATGTCTGTACTTTCTTAAATTCAGCAGTACCTTTGTTTAACCAACTCTTTTCAGCTGATTTAGCACCTTTTCCGTGTGTGTTTGTAGAATCTGCATCTTTTGTATCATCAATCAAAAATAAACCATTCAAGGCATATTTCCGAGCATAACTACTTGAACTACCAAAACTTTGTGCTATATCCATTCCTTTTCTGTTTGGATCTATACCAGCTTGTGCTTTAGTATGTACTGAATCTTTACCATCAGATATAAATACTATTGCTTCAACAAACAATACACCACACACTTCTCTTACTTCATCAGAGATTGTTAATGTACATTTGTGTTTATCCAGTAGAGGTTTAACTGCTTCAAGGATATCTTCACAACTTCTGTAGTTGTACTTTCCAAAATTGTTCCTTTGGTTTTTTGGTGCTTTTAATTCTGCTTGAATCTTTCTTAATTTTTCCATAATTTAATCTATTGTTACATTTAATTTAATAATATTCTTAATACCATCAGTTTCTTTTACTTGATAGTTAATCAACACATCTGTAATGTTGTGATCTTGATTTGTATGCATTTCTATTGTAGATTTTAATGCATCCCATACTGAATTGTTTACTTTCATAATTTATATGTTTTAGCAAAAGTATATTATAATAAAATAAAAAAGTGTTAAAAAAATGTTAAAATTAAAAAAGGAGAGCTTTTAGACCCTCCTTCTTAATGCAAATGATAATTAAAACAAAACTAAAAAATACTTTATGGGAAAAAATAATCTAGTACTCAAATATACTAATTATTTATGTATTGATAAAATATAGTTATTAACACAGATTAACAAATACAAGTTCTCCCAATACTTATATTTATTTTTAATCTATTTATTGTTTTATTTTTAATCTATTAATATATAATTATATGTATGACATACATAAATATAAATACTTAAATAGTTACTTAAAAAAATGTAAAGTTATATATTTATTTTTAAATAAAAAAGTGGTTAATTGTTTTTTCTTATTTTTTCTAATGTTCTTGCTCCAAAATAACCTCCGTAAACAAGCATTAGTAAGTTACCAAGTAAAGAAATCCATTGCTGGTCTATTTTAAAGCCATCTAAAGAACTATCAAGTATTACATAAGTAAACATACTTAACGTTAAAAAAGCAAGGCTTAATGGTCTTATATTTTTAGTAATATATGAATCTGATTTATTGTCTGATTCCCAACGTTTAGTAACTTCTTGCATTTCAATGACATCTTGTTGCAAGTCTGCTAACATCATTTCTTTGTCTTTTGCTGGTATATCTTTATCTTTTGATATTGCTTTTATAACGTCTATTGGATTACCTCCATCAATAGCAGCAACAATTGTTTCTCCCATTGGAATATTGTTCTTTACAACACCTCTCCAAAGGTTACCAAAAAATGTACCCTTGCCACCATTCTTTCTTAATTTAGTATCACTCATATTAGTATGTCCAAATTACTTGTTGAGATTTGTCTTTATCGTCATCAACGTGTATAAATGTATCTGCAATACCAATACGATTAAAACCAACTTGCATAAGAGCATTTAAAACTTTGTATCTAGTTCTACTATCAGTTGTTCTTATGTCTACTGCTAGACCTTTAATGTGACTTGAGGTGGGGTTTTTTATAGACTCTGGATGTTCTGGACTTCTATAAGCAGAATTAATTACAAATGGTACTTTAGCAAACTCTCTTGCCTTGTCTAGTTTAGCAAGAAAGTCTGCATCCATTTTATATTCTACTTCTTTAAAGTATTTAGTCATTGCTTATTTTATTTATCATTGTTTGTATCTCCTTTGGGTCTACATCTAAACTCATTGATAAACCACCTTGCCACACTCTTTTTAGTTTATTGCTTTCATCAAACAATATTATAGCTGGTACAGATTTCACTTGTTCCTTAAACTTCTTTGGTTGGTCATCATAATTAACTTTTAAAACTCTTACGTTTTTAAGTTTACTTAAATGTTTGTAATCGTTACTTTTATTCCAACTTGAATTAACATACAATAAAGTTACCTTTTGAGAGTATAAACTAACAGAGAATAAAAGCGATATTACAAGTAAAACAGTTTTCATAATTATCTTTTTATAATTTGAAATAGTTTCTCATCTATCTTGTCTAACTTATCACTATTCTTATTTACCTTTTCATTGATATTTATTATCGTTGTACGAACTAACTCGTCTTTTAATTCGTACTCTGATTTTTTTATCTCTGGCTCTGGTAATTGCTTTGCTAGTTCAATATCTGACTGTAAAGCAAAATAAACAGATGCAATAGAAACTGCACCAGTAACAATAATACCAATAGTTTTTAAATCTAATTGTACTTGTGTATCTTCTGATATTTTATTAGCCATTTTTATTTTGTTTGCTCATATTAATAATTTTCATAATTGTGTACACAATAGATACTAAAAGTAAAGTTAATTTTAACCATTGTTCTATATTAGAAAAACTAACCATAAAGGTTATAAAGTTTAAAGCACCTAATTTAATATCTTGCATATCCACTTTTAATTACATTTTATGTGAATCGTAGTCTAGACCATAGAAAGAATGTACACCATTACCTTCAATGTCTATTGCGTAGGATTTCCAACCATAAGGATGGTCAACTGATGTTACTGCTGGAGTTACTACCATACCATCTTCATCTAAAACTGCTTCTTCTTCTATTGTAGTAATATCTGCATCGTTCCAACATACGTCAATATGCCAACCTTCTGATAATACTGGAGCAGTTACTTCTTCTCCTTCTTCGTCATATTCTCCTTGTTCAAGAACAATATTTCCTAGTTGTACAATAGTACTTTTGTGAGTTGGATATTCGTTTCCATCTTCATCAGTTGCAGTTCCAAGAGCATCAATTTTACTTTGTGCTTGTTCTCTTGAATCAAATTCGTATTTTGCTATTTTCATTACTTATTTATTTTAACTTTTGGTTATAACTATTAGTTATTATATTATCTGTATAGTTTTTTTAATTTTCTTATCTTATTTCTTTCCTTATGTAAAGATTTACTCTTGTTGTTATTATAGGTGTAATTGTTACACTTGTGTTAATGCTGCTAATTCGCTATTTGATAATCTTGTGTTGTAAAGTACGACTTGTGAGTAACCAACAGAAGGTGGATTAGCAGTTCCCAAGTATTCATTTACTCCAAGCCCTAAATCCGAACAAGCCACTACTGCACTTTCGGTAGATGTAGCGGCATTTATTCCGTTAACGTAAAGCACATACTGCCCTGATTTATATCCTACTGCAATTTTTAAACGACCATCAGGTGGATTATATTGAAAATTAAATGTCGCTCCAGCGCTACAATACACATTAATCAACCCCCCACTTTGATAAATTGTAATCCGTTTATTTGGGTCGTTAAAAACGCTTATGCTCATATAACGAGAATTTTCTTGTAAACTTTCTTCGCTAATTTCGCAGAACATAGTTCCCTCT